GACATCTCTTAAGCGCCGGAACGCTCATAGCATCGCGCCGAGATATAACTGGGAATGTAAAATTATAGATAGCGTTGATGCTATCGCCCATAATTTGAGGCGCTACTTGAGCCTCTAAGACTTTTGGTTTACGATCAAATAGACCCATAGGGAGCAATTATACACTACATGTTGTGTTATTCGGTGTAGATAGCCGCTACCTGTTGTGGCTTCAATAGCATCGATACAACCATGGCTAAAGAGATCGGCGCGGATACATCGCCTGCGCTTTTGCGTTTAACGATTCGCCAAGATGAGTCATTGGTCTTTGCCGCGCAGTTGTTCATCTGCTTAATCAATTCCTCTTGGCCGTTGTGGACTACTCGACCATTGACCATGCCATCGAGTAAGTCGGAGCAAGCCTGATAGAACTGCTGGCCTGAGACATCCTGTGTAATCTGACCAGCATTAGCCAATCTTTCAGCGATCGATTGAGTCGTGTACTTGTCATAGCAGATCATTTTTGGACGATACTGATCAGCCCATCCCTTAATCTCAGCTGCGATCTTAAGGTCATCTACCGAGACTTGGCTTTCCCACGTCTGGAGAATTCCCACGCCGATTCTTCCGTCGCCCATAATCTGACCAGCAACGAGGCTTGCATTGCGACGAGACGGAGAAACATCAAAGCCAAAGACCGTATAACCGCCGATCGGAATCTGGAGTGTGGCATCGGAAGTTGCTTCAAGAACGCCATGAGGCCACGGACTCTGGAGAGAATCAATCCATTGACATAGAAGCTCAGTCCTAATGTCTTCAATTTTGTTAGTTGCCACAGCTTCTTCAAGTGATTCCTCCGATATTGTGTAGCCAAGAGCAGGGTTGCTCATTGCCCAGGCGTTGCGGTCTGTGATCTTGCAGTATTGCGGTGCTGAGTATTCGTAGAATCCAAAAGATTTAGGCGGTGCGGATAAGGCTCGCTCTCGTAAATTGTTTAGCGTCTCCGAGAAGGCGTCGCCAGCATTTGACGTCAATAGAGTCTGAGAGTTAGCCCTAGCGCGAGTAGTCGGGATCGCTGCCGTGTATCCGTCTTTGCTAATCTCTCGGACTTCATCAATCCAGAGAAAATCTGCTGTGCGGCCACGGCTTGAGTCACGAGTATCAGAGACTAGGTCAAGTGTTGCCCCATTTAGCAGCTCGATGCGCTCGCCGCCGTTCGCGTAGCGGATCGCCTTAGTGCCAGCCTTGAGGTGAGGTGCGTTCTCAATGATCCAGGCGATCTCACGGAAGGTCATGAGTGCAGTCGCTCGGTTAGAGGACATGATCAGGTGCTTTGTCTCGCCGCCATAAAACAGACCCCAAATCACACGCATACGCCCTAAATGTGATTTTCCATTCTGCCTCGCTATAAGCAACAACGTTAGCTTTCTGATGTAGTTATTTTTAGCATCTACACGCATCATGTCGTCCAAAACCCATTTCTGCCAAGGCATAAGAGGCGTGCCCAAGTCCTCAGCCATCTTGGCAATCTCATCTGAGCGTGTTTTGCCCTTGAGAAGTGGACTGTGAAGCCTTGCCTTGGTTGCCCCTCGTAGCGCTTGTTTACGAGCTGGCATCATTCACCATCGATCGGGATCGGCCGGGCAGTAAAGGGTGAGTCTGGCATTAGTCTGGACTGCATCGGGTACATATTGCCAGAAAAGACAGGGGGGGTGAACGTGTGTGCTAAAAAAGAGCCTTGTGAGCGTGATCCCTTGCGTGAGTTACAGGTGCTGCAACATGAAACCAGGTTATCGTAAGCAAGGGGATCGCCCCCGTCTTTGATCGGAATAACGTGATCGACTGTCGTTGCTGGTTGCATGCAATAGAAGCAAGTCCATTGATCACGAGCTAACACCTCAAGGCGTCTGGCTCGATAGGCTCTACTATCTCTAGGATCTTTTGGCAATGTTATCTCTAAACTCTGGGCATGTGTAGCACAACGTACTCTTAACATGATTACACGTAGCACATGCTAACACTAGGTTAGATGGTGCATCTGTCCCACCCCTAGCCTTGGCTAGGATGTGGTCTATCTGTGCATCCTTGTAAGCCATGACTACATCGCAGTAATGGCATCTAAGGCCATCACGTTCTACGAGTAGCTTCTTGTAGTAATGATGCTTTCTAGGCCATGTCATGCATGTCCTTTTGAGCTTTCGTACAGCCTTATCTTTAGCATCTGGCTTACCGCCTTTTTTGACGCTTATCTTGGCATCTGTAGCATATTGATAGATGGCTGCTCGATCAACAAGTAGTTGAGCAGCTAACCAATTACCGCCCATCGAGGCGTTCTCATGAATGAAATCCCTCTGCTTTTGAGTCAGGTTATTTCTAGGCATTATTGCCAACCTTTAGTCTTTAGATGATGTAGTGCCTTGCAATAGTCAGGCTCATCATACTCGGTTACTCCATAACGATGCATCACATAAGTCCAATACATCCAGAACTGTTTAACTGTTGAGCCATTCTTCAAGCTCTCAACCTTCATCTGATATAGGCCATAGGCTTGCTTCGTGCCGCCTATGTTGCCTACTGCTCGATGATTCCATCTTGATTCTCTATAGATGATCTCATGATGACATTTCTCTTGCTTATCAGTTAACTGATACTTTGCTAAATCTTTAACGTATCGAATTGCTTGGTTTGACGCCTGTGCATCTATGGGCAAGGCCATAGATAGAGCTATCCCACTAGCGATGGCTACCTTGCGGCCTCTTCCTACCGGGGCCGCCTTGAGCCCTTGATGGGCTCTAGCCCTGAGAGTACCAGCGATGTCAAATACCTTCATGTGTAGCCTTTCCTATAATCTCATTATGTGAGATGTGAATTACGTCACATTTATCTATTGTCAGTTGAATAGAACCCTGATCCCTTAAATGAAACACCTACACTTGAGTAAACCTTGCTCATCGAGCTGTGACAGAACGGGCATTCAAGATCATGCGGCTCATGAATAGACATCCACTTTTCGATCCTCGCATTTGATTCACAATGCTCGTTATCGCACTCGAACTCATAAGTTGGCATCTGGATCGACCTCACATGTTCTGCATGTCTCGGTGAACGCCCATGCGCCACACATCTTGCATCTCATAGGCTCTAGTTTAGCAAGATCATCGCTGAAATCCCCGTAACCTGCCTTGAGCAATAGATCGACCAGATCACCAAGTCGCATAAAGGCCAAATAGTCTTGGACGCTACCTTCTCCTTGGCCATTTAGACGACAAGTAACGATAGGCAACCCACCAGTTTTAGCTGCCCTCTTTGTGACCTGATCGATCCATGCTTTAGGCTGGAACGCCGATCTAGCTTTAACTTCCATGTCGAACGGGACATGTGTTATATCTTTTCCAGCCCCTCTACCGATATCTGCGTGTGGCCACCACTCCGATAGGTAACGGGCGACGACACGCTCGGTAGAGAATCCTCGGTACTTACGGCTTTGTGAGGCCATTGACCGCATGACACTTAGAACATGACCAGCTCTTATTAGCCAAATTGACCTTTATATCTTTGTAGGGAATTGAATCATTACATAAGCAGCATCGAGTAGTGAATGTAAACTCCTCAAGGATCGCAATGATTTCCTTTGATCGATGAATCTCATCTTCACTTGGAAATGACTCCCATTCACCGTCTTGATTCATAAACTGTAGTTTTCCCATTACACTCTCGCCTTCTGTCGTTGCCATGCGCCTTCTTTGTTGATCTCATACCAGATAACATCGTTAGGCGACTCGCATCGACCACCGATTTCACCTGTCACGGCTGCCTTGCACTTGAAGTGACCCCACGGCTTACCAGCCTTGCTAGTGCCAGTTTTCCACATCATTTCGCCATGCTTGCAATGAGGGATATCCTTCTCGGTCTGGCCGCCAATGATCTCTTTGACCGTCGCAACAGCTTCCCCCATTGTGGGCGGCATACTCGCAGGCTTGATAGTCCATGGATCGTCCTCCTTTACTACTGGGATATAACTGCCAGAGGTTCTAGCCATCTTTGCTTTTACTTCATCAATCGCTTTCTTTTGTTCTTGCGACTTAGCGACTTTGCCCATTTCTTCTCGTGACGCTCGCTTTCCCTTTGTTGCATATCCTGCGTTAGCAAGCGCTCGACCGATAGCACTCGTCTCACAATTCTCCAGCGCGCTTGTCGCATTGACGCCGCGTCCCTGAATAGTCTCCTCTGCGAGCCCTGTAGTCCATGGCCGAACATCTGCCTCTGTGCGATATACAGAAGCCTCAACAATAAAACGGCCAGAGGCTGAATCAAGTAGTTTTGTGTGAATTTGTCCATCTGGGTGATCCTTCCAAAATTTAATTAATCGTTCTTCTACTGTCTCGTAATCTTCAAGGTTAAACATATTGCTCATCCTTTTCTGTAATGAGTTCGCAAGCTAGTGCAAGGTAAGCACATGCGTCGATATAGGAGTCAATGTGATCTGCTGTTTCTTGTAGTCGGGCAAGTTTAACTTCGACCATCGCCAGACATGCTTGATGGTCTGAGATTGGAGTTTCGAGCATTTGCTGGAGTCGTAATGCGATTCGAGTCTGATTGATACGAGGATGACCATATATTCGTCCTCGG